TTGGAACAATGTATCCACGTCCTTTAGGGACTACAGACATAGCTTCATCCGCTGCTTTCTTACCAGCAGCGTCATTATCCATACAAATAATTATACGTTTAAACTGACTAACCCACTCATAATTATCTTTAATTGTTTGAGCTAAACTATTAGCACCGTTTAGAGGGCTAACTACAGCAATTTCGTCATATTTATCATCACTCTTACGACCACTAGCCAACATTTGATAGGCTGACAAGCTATCAATTTCACCTTCACAAATAAGTAGAAATCCTTTGTGCGTGGGAAACATGTGTTGCATAAAGAACTCATTACCTCTACCTACTTTACCCAAAGCACTGAAACTTTTAGGATGTATTCTCACCTTAAAACCAGTGAGCATGTCTAATCCTTTCCTACCTTCTGAAAAACTACCTTTTGTAGCAGGGTAATATGATTTAATAACCTCACCTTTGTCAGAATATTCATAACGAACACCTGAGCGAATTGTGGTGCGACTATCAATACCGCGATACCCACCACTTTCATGTGTAGTCTTTGCTTTTATTTCTTCAAATAATTCTTTTGTAAACTCAATATCATTACTCAAATCTATATCCCCTTCCTTATCGTATTTCCCGTCACCAACAACAGAATTATAAACATCTAATGCTTTATGAAACTCTTTATGCTTGTCCCAATCTTCTATTTCCAGAATTAGTCCGACAGCATCACCATTCACACCACAACCAAAGCAATGGTATGAATCCGTCTCCTCATAATACTGAAAAGATGGGGTCTTTTCGTTGTGGACTGGACAACACGCCTTATTGTTCCTATCTACATCAACACCATAATGTTCTAATACTTTTAAAACACTGCCCATCTCAACCCCTACCCATTAACTGAACGTCTAATATCATCCAAACCAATAAACTTAAAACCAATCTGTTCTAAACTCACACCAATATACCTATCATCATTTATCTTGTGGTAGTGACAATGCCCATGAATGTTAATCTTACCTCTTAATTCGTCTGGATGCAATGGTGCATGGCTTAACCAGAACTCTTTATACTTAACGAGTGAGTGAATGTCTGTAAAACCAGCCTCAACCCAATCAACAATGCTAATATCTTTGTTTATACAATGATTCCCAAGTACAATTTTGACATTATCATAACACATCACATCCCTAAGTTTGTATAAACTTTCTAAATTAAAGCAAATATCCCCTAAAAGGTAATAAGTGTGACGTTTCTTATAACACGATTTAATCATATCATAAATGTATTGGTCATGCTCCTCAGCGCTTGAGAATTGTTTTCGGTATTTTGTAATATTCTTATGACCTAAATGGAGGTCACCAGCGAAGTAAACACTACTCATTCTTCTCGCTTCCTTTTAACAAACTCATTTTATATTGCATATACATCTCCAATTAAGTGTGCGCTATTGTACTCTGTAATCAACGATCTGCTCATACCCTTAGTATTGGTATAGGGAGACCTTTAAAATCGTTACCTGTGTCGTTTTAGACGTGGTTAAGGTTGCTTCAGTGCAGCGTCCTAACACCTTGGCAACAGATCAAATCCGTTAACTCTTCAATGAGAGTCATTCTTGCATGTACAGCAAACATTGTCAAGTGCTTATCCAAAGTATCTTCATCATCTATTACACTCTCCATTACACAGATCAGGTCTTCATTCTTCTGGATCAGCCATAATATGAGTGTGTCACTGTCCACCACAAATGTGTATTTCATTGTCACCTCCTTTTCTTTGATTAATTCCTCATCCTTTCACATTTTCGTCCACTTGTCAAGCTATTGATTGTCTGCGATTGTTGTGATAAGGTGCTACTCAAATTGAGTGGTGGGAAAAAGAAAGAAGGAGGGAGAATCGTCTGTAACCCGCATGGTTGCTAGGTTTCTTACCTATGAACGATCCGTAACCTAGGATAAGCCTATTCTCCACTACTACTTACCACTACTATTACTATATAATTATTATATTACACACATAGGATAACTAATGGATATACTAGAGATGACAGAGGAAGAAAGATGGAGTAGCTACCTGACTACAGTATGGGGGTATCTGTACTACAACAAGAGTAAGGTGTATGAGGTTGTAGTTAAACACCTAACTACAGAGTTTGGTGACAGATATGATAAAGAAATAAGATGTATTGTCACTAATGCAGCTAGAGCATTAAAGATGAATGCTACTGGTATACTATTGTCAAGATCAAGGGACGATTACACTGGCAACACTCAAGGAATATCATATCGAAGAATGTATTCTTTAATTGAAGAAATGAAAGACAAAGGATATTTATCTGTAAACCTAGGAGGTGTTAGGATTTGCTATGGCGTGGTAGAGGAAGGATACACAAGCATCACTAGGTTTAGTAATAAGTTTATTTCTTTGTTTACTGGTGTTTCACTTAATAGCATTAAAACAGAAGTGGGGGATGTTGTTGAGGTAAGAGATAGAGAGACAAAAGAATATAAATCCACAAAAGGTTTTAGAGGTATTAAGGCGATGTCTGAGTTAGTAAAAAGATATAATAAAAAGATTCAAGATTCTGAGATAACTTTAGATGGTATGGTAATTGCCACACAATCATATAAGAGAGTTTTCCTTGATAACCTAGAGTATGGTGGGAGATGGTATAACACCTGTGGTGGTGTACAGTTGTTAGGTGAGGATAAGAGAAGTGAGATCAAAATAGATGGTGAGATGGTGTTAGAGTATGATTACAGCGCGATGCACCCTAATATCTTGTATCAGATTCACTTAAAAGAGACTGGGGAAGTATTGCCTAATGACTTCTGTCCTTATACAGTAGAGGACTTATTCAATACTTACATACCACCAAAATCAGAGAGAAACCTTATTAAGATAATGGTTATGATTGGTATCAATGCAAAGAGTAAGCAATCGGCTATCGGAGCGGTTAAGAAAAAGGTTGAGAAAGATAAAGATGGTAGGTTTGCTGGAGTACCGAGTGATATAAATTACAGCAAGGTGTATGACAAACTGATTAAACATAACCACCTAATTTCAAAGAGCTTCTTTAGTGATTGTGGTGTTACATTGCAAAGGATTGATAGTGAGATCCTTGAATATATTATTGAAAATAGTTTGGATAAAGGTCAGTTGATATTACCTTGGCATGATGGATTTGTGTGCAAGGAGTCTTATCCTATTGAAGATGTTTTGAGTTTAATGGGAGAGGCGTGGAGTGTGGTGCTTGGTGGTAGTGAATACTGTAAGGTTGGTATCGTTGGAATAAATGAGCATTTAGGTTGCATGACATTCCCTCATTGTGATATGCTGGGCTACTGTGTTAGTTTATAGGAGGTGTTATTTGAATTATAGTAAGATTTATAATGATGGAGGTATGAATGAAAAATAAGGAGTTGTCTGCGCCAAAGTTGGTATTTGGTGTTGGCATTAACGATGCTGATTATGTTGTTACGAAGTGGGAAACGATTGAGGTGAATGGTAAAAGGAAACAGAGATTGGTTTGGACTTGTCCTTTCTACCAAGTTTGGGTTAGTATGCTTAGACGTTGTTATTCTGATAAATATCAAGAGCGGAAACCCACTTACAAAGGCTGTACTGTATCTAAAGAATGGAAGAGGTTTAGTAACTTCAGAGCTTGGATGGTGTTGCAAGATTGGCAAGGGAATCAGCTAGACAAGGACTTACTCCTTGAAGGTAATAAAGTTTACAGTGAGAATACCTGTGTTTTTGTAACGGGAATGGTTAACAAATTCACCATTGATAGTGCAGCTTCTAGAGGTGAGTGGATGATTGGTGTTGCTTGGCACAAAGGGACTAGTAAGTTTAGGTCTAGCTGTTGCAACCCATTCACAAATAAACAAGAATACCTTGGCCTCTTTACAATCGAACAAGAAGCCCACCAAGAATGGCTTAAACGCAAGCTAGAATTAGCCTATGAACTGGCAGAAATACAAAAAGACGAAAGAGTTGCTAAAGCATTAATTAATCGCTATTCAAATTACAAAATTAACAATTAGTATCTATGGTATGTGTTACACCAGATACACATTAAACAAACATAAGGAGATGTTGCTAACGCAACAGGATATACAGATGACTAAAGAATACGAAATTGAATGGGTTACAGAGGTTGGGTTAAAGGCGTATATCTGGAAAAGTCCCATCTATAACATATACTGTGGTTATGTTGATCGTTCTCATGTCAAGAAAAGCCTATCTCACCTAGACGTACACGGTGGTGTAACGTATGAGGATGAGTTGTTAGTTGGTTTTGATTGTAACCACGCTAATGACCTTCCAGGCCCAGACGAAAATATGGAACAATGTGGATACATGTTAAAGTATGTACCAGAAGCAACATTCAAAGACATTGAGTTTTTAAAGAATCAATGTGAGAAACTTGCTAAACAAGTTAATGATGTGTATTGTGGCGTATTAGCTTGCATGGTTGTGTAAACATCAAACGAAACCGATTGTTTGTAGCATAAATCGCTCTAAATAACAGAAATAGTCACAAACAGGTATGATGGCTAGGGGTATGCAATAAAACGATTTTCTTGTTGACATATACTGTAAGATTGCATACACTAACCAGACATTAAACAAACACAAAGGAGTAGATGCTTTAGCATCACGCTAACGCAACAAATACAAAATGACAAATAAACAAAACATTGAAGAAATCACAAGAGCATATATTTGGGAAGAAGACTATACATTCTCTAGCTTGGAGTGTAAGATTATGAATGGTATAAATGACGATGAAACTGAAGAAGAGCTTGGCTTCATTATTAATAACGATGACGAAGGAGTCTAGAAATGAGTAAATTAATTGAAACGGCACGAATCTCATATAATGAGTTTACATCACCTGATTTTAATAACCCCGCAAAATGGTTTATTCTTGACGCACTAGGTGATTATGTATTTATCAAAACACGTAAACGAGAGGTAGCACAGCAATGGGTGGATAGTGAATATGGTTGTGGGAAGTATAGAGTGAGTAGTTACACTCAATCTGCTAGTGGGGAGATTACAGCACGATGATGAATAAACAAGTTGTTGTGTTTAATGCGCCTCCGAATGCGGGGAAGGACTTTATTTGTGATTATTTGAGGGACAATTATTTTTGCAATAAGGTTGAGTTCAAGGGGAAATTACGGGAATTGGTTAAAACAATTTATAGCTTAACTAATGAGCAAATGGAATGGCTTTCATTAAGAGAGAATAAAGAGATTCCACAAGATATTTTATGTGGGATTAGTTTCCGTGAAGCACATATTGACGTAAGTGAAAACCTTATCAAACCTAAATATGGTAAGGATTACTTTGCTAAAGCATTACTGAATGAGTTAGTAGAGTTTACTATCAATGTCGTGAGCGATGGTGGATTTCTCGAAGAAGTAGAGTATTTAACTGATAATGGTTGCGATGTTTATGTTGTCAGAATACACTGTGATGAGTGTGACTTTGCTGGGGACAGTAGAAAATATCTACCAGACTCTGTAAAATGGGAAGTGGTGGACATTGTGAACAATAAAGACCACCAATTTATTGAAGATGTAATACAATACTTAAAAAGTGAGGAGTTGTTGTAAACCAAACGTAAAGGTGGGAAATAATAAATAGGAGATATAAATGAAAATTAAGGATTTGACTGCGCCAAAGTTGGTGTACGGGGTTGGTATTAACGATGCTGATTATGTTGTTAGGAAGTGGAAAACGATTGAGGTGGAAGGTAAAAGGAAGAGGAAATTAGTTTGGTCTTGCCCTTTCTACCAAGCTTGGGTTAGCATGCTTAGGCGTTGTTATTCTGCTAAGTATCAAGATCATTACCCGACTTACATCGGATGCACTGTTTCTGAAGAGTGGGAGAGATTTAGTAATTTCAGAGCTTGGATGGAGAAGCAAGATTGGCAAGACAAGCAACTAGATAAAGACTTGTTGGTGGAAGGTAACAAAGTTTACAGTGAGGATACATGTGTTTTTGTATCCCATTCTGTTAACTCTTTCACCCTCGATAAGGGTGCTGCAAGAGGAGAGTGGTTGATTGGAGTGTCTTGGCATAAACGAGAGGGGAAGTTTACATCTCGGTGCTCAAACCTATTCACAAAGAAACACGAACACCTTGGATACTTCACAAGCGAGCAAGATGCTCATGACGCTTGGCTCAATAGAAAACTAGAATTGGCTAAGGAATTAGCTGCAATACAGACAGATGAAAGGGTTGCTAAGGCATTAATTAACCGATACACTAATTACAACACTAAATAACGATGCTACAGAGTATATTGAGAACACCATTAACGGAGGGTAACATGAAAGAAAATGACATGCACTTGAACAGTCCTAACATACTGCCGCCAGTAGATACGCCGTTGTTGATTATGTATAATGGGGAGCTTGTCAGGGCATATAGAGATTCTTATATAAAACGTAAGAGTGACTCATTGACTTACATTTTAAACGCAACAAGCCCCACTACAGAGGGTCGTGGCGCAACGGTGGAGGGACGTTTTCCATGGATGTACGCTTAAATAGGCAGCTACTTAAAAAGCAGAATATAGACAGCGAAACAGAAAAACAACTACTAGAAACACACAAAAAACTATATGAAATAAAGCAAAACCCCGAAGAATATAGTGATGTACTTGAATTGGTTACGGATTTAGAATACAGTTTACAAGAACTCTGGGGCTTCAAAAAGGATAAGAAATACCACATACACCAATTCGAAATAAAGACATGCACCTGCCCATGGATGGATAACTTAGAAAGAGCTGGCAGTGGTATGTTCATCTACAACCAACAATGCCCAATTCACAATAAATTAAAGGATGTATAAAATGAAGAAGCTACTAATCCCATTAGCCATGTTAGCAACAGTGTCATGTCAACCTGCTCAAGCCGAAGAAATGACAGATATGCAAATACTTGAACGCATCTGCGTACTAGAATCTGAAACAGCAGGCGTTGTTATGGATATGCGCCAAATTGGTGTACCAATCGGAAAGGCTCTGGATGTTTCAGTTGAGCCATATTATAAAGTGATTGTATATGCTGCTTACAGTATGGAGCGCTACAACACTAAACAATACCAAGAAGCATCTATCCGTGATTTTAGTAATGCTGCATTCTTTCATTGCTTAGAACGTCACAAGGAGTAATACCTGTAACAATATAAAAAAAAGGCCTCCGACCACATTACATGGAAGGAGGCTAATATTTACAACAATAGTTTTTTCACTTTAACATAAACACACTCAGCATTATACCCACAATATCTGTATATTATGAGTGACAAACCAACTGATAACAAACCAAGCAGAGAATACATCACCCCTATTACCACCCCAAGTGACAAGATATTAAACAAAGATAGCATCCCCCACACACCTCCTGAGCAAGCAAAGGTGTAATTGATTATCCTGCCATGTAAACTCTCATGTTCAAAATCCTGTCCGTCCACCACCTTGTAGACTAAGAAAATCCCAATAAGTGATGTAAGAATGTTTAATATAAACATAATTAACATACTACTTACCCCTCAGTGTTCTAATTAAATCTAATAACCAAACTAGAATCTTAGGGGGTTCTCTGTCATTCTCAATGTTGTTTGTTGTACTATCTAATAAAACAATAGCACAAGCACTACCAAACAAACTAGCAAACATAGCATAGGCTGTAGTGGACAATGGCAATCCTACACTATAGCCAAACACCCAACTCACCAATGTTAATGCAAGAAGAACTCCCCACTTATGTCTCTTATTATTATTTACAATAAAGTATAAACTACCCATTGTTGCACCAATAATAAGAGGGAAGAATATTAGTGCTAAAACACTTTCAATCATACCTTCTCCTATTGTTTATTTTTATTTATTTTAACGTCCTTGTTATAATCTCTTTATTATAATTTCTTATAGCATCAAGAGTGTTCTCATACTTCTTTATACAAGCTAGGTTGTTTATATATGCTTTAGCTAAATCAGATACACTACCATCCCCATGCTTCTGTGCAACACATGGGGATATGGTGAGAGTATCTGGTGTTTGTATATATTCAATCTGCTTTATATATTCTATCCCATGCTTCTGTGAGCAAGCTGTCAACATCATCAGAGATAGTATCAACAACATTCTTTTCATTAGTGCTCTCCACTCTGTTTATAATATCCCCCACCACGTCATCAACATGAGCATTCTTATTATTTAAAGATAAAACATAATTAGAAGTAAGCTTGTTGGTGTAGAGACAAATATCAAGAGAAGATGTGTTGATTCCTAATGCTTTCTGAGCCTCTACAAGGCGTTCTGACAACACCCCTTGGGTATGTATTGCTTTGTCGTAAGAACGCTTGTAATAGCCTGTAAACACTATCAAAGACACTATTAAAGCTAGGAGTATGTTACGTAACATAAACACTCCCCACTAATGCCGTTAACATAGTCTCAACACTAGACACCTTAGCTAACAACAGTTGATACTCAGCTCTTGTGATTGTATCTGATATAGGTGCTTTAAGGTCTAGCTGATCAACCAAACCAACAACATCATCAATGACATGATTGTGCACTCTATCAGCATTCAGGGTGTCTTCTCTATTTGCTGTAGCACCATTAGCTACACTGGCTAGTTTTGCTTTATCATCATCCGTGAATGCGTTAGTGTCAGGGTTGCTCTCATATTGCTGTTTGATCTGTGCAGGAGTGAGGTCTGTTGACACCCCTTGCATTTTCACCCACTTATTGTCACTGGAGTCCCATAGCACCCGATAAACATCGCTACCAACACCACCGTCTACGTTAGCATAATCCCCATCGCTACCAGACAATGGTAGAGCACTCTCACTTACAAACAATCCAACAAACTTACTACTCTCTAAAGAAGATAGCTTATCTTTTTCAGCTTGTGTGAAGTTTGTATCTGATAATCCCTTACCAACTTGTTTATCAACTTTATCAGAAGACAGGGTGGATACATCACTTTCTAATGCCCCTAATACAAGCTGTAAGCCGTCTACAGAGGCGATTGGCTGTACGCCAGTATGGTTGCCCCTATCAAGTAAGAAATCGTCTGTAGCGTTCGCTGTAGCACCTGTAGCAACACTATCCAACTTAATCTTATTTTCATTAGAGAAGTCATTAGATGATAATCCTTTGCCATCTTCCTTGTCCACCTTGTTTGGAATAGCTGCTGTATTAATATCAACTTTAGATTCCAAAGCATCAAACATAGCTTGTGTAATATCAGCGGGGGCTATGTTATCAATGCGTGTGTTTACATCAACAATAGCTTGCGTATTATTATCCGCTGTAGCCATCACACCATACACAGTGTTCTCTAAAGTATTAAACATACTAAGAGGGACACCAGCAACACTATCAATCTCTGTTCTTATCTTATTAGCAGACCATGTTTTATCAATAACGCCCAATCCAGCATTGTCATCAATACTAACACCGCCCCCGCCACTACCACTGGATATTTCTAAAACTACAACCTCAATGGAGTTTGATATTTCTAATATAATTTTTTCAACTGTTAATTCAGACATATCTACTCCTTATTCTATTGGCAGTGTTCCACTAATCCAACTAACAACTCTACCAGTAGATAGTGTCAATCTTAGTGTGTATGTATACTTTGTCTTACTTAATATCTCTGTATTAAAAGAGCTTATCACTACAACACCATCAGAGGGAATACTTGTTGTAAGTGTAATATCTTTCACACCATACTTGTATAACTGCATTTCAGCACTAAGAATACCAATAGGGGTTTCTACACCAACATCATCCCTCTTAAAAACCCTAATCTGAGTTTCAGGGAATGTATCACCTTGCTTAATTGGACAGAAATTGTGTTCTTTATAATTATCACATTGCTTGTCAACAGAACATGTCATACAACCCCCTCTAAGAACATTCCACTTTCTTCTTTACGTCTATTGACCAAACCTTTAAGCTCCTTACCTCCAGCCTTAGTCCACTTTAAGAACTCACTCCCAGCACCTTTGCAGTCACCTTGATTAAGCTTTTTTAATAATGTGCTCTTTTGCAAAGCACCTCCACCAAGATTAAATACAAAAGATGACAGAGCGTCATATTGGTTTTGTGTAATATCCACTTTTACATATCTGTCAACATATGATTCATGTTGCTTAATGTCCTGCTCTAACAACTCATGAGCTTGTTTTAATGTAATCTCTTGGTGGGGTTTTGCAGTCTTAGTGTGTCCATATCCAATCGTCCAAACACCAACACTATCTTGATAGGATTTTAACCTAACACCCTCCCACTTTTTAATTAACTCAACACCTCTGCTACTTGTTTTCATTCATCACCTCCTCTTCCTCAACCTTCAGCTCGTTAAACCGCAACTGCACAAACCTATCCTGCAGCTCGTTAATATCCATCGGATCACCATTATCAAACATGCCTGTATCTTTATTCCAGACACGTTCAAACGTCTCGATTGTCACAACAATATCGTCACGGTATTCATCGACAACTCCATCTGCGACCTCTGGAGTGATATTTTGAGTCCACTCAACATTAAAGTATTTGTTACCGTTACGGTCTGACGGTGTGTCTAAGTACCAACCTTCTGAGCGTAGCCCTAGTGTACCTGTAATCTCATACACACCTTTTGATTTACGAGTGACTGTTGGTGATGCCCCGAATTGCTCTTCGTTGTGTAAGTCGTGTTTGTCGGTGTATAGGTTTATTACTGGTGATGATGCTTTTAGAGTGCCGTCTGGGTCTATGGTGGTGTTTGTACTCGTGTAAAATACGGAAAAAGTGGGATATGTTGATCCCAGCACCTTTCTTGACGCAACATTATTGCCGTAAAAGTGTAGCTGATATGCATCACCATCGACTCGCTGGAGATGTAGAAAAACCCCTGGCCCAAGAGCTCCTGGCGTACTGGCTACGGCCAAGCGTAGTGATGTTGGGAGACTTGAAGTATCCATGCCTTCCGCTAGAGGGCCACTACCTGTCAGAGACATCCAACCACCTGAACCAACTGACATAACCTTGCCTTCTACACTGTCGTTGGCCCCCAGTGTAGCATTCGCAGTAGCAGCCGTCCCCAACCCTAATGCTGTTCTGGCTGTGGCTGCGGTTGTGCCGATGTTTAGGAGGTTGCCGGTGTGGTACATCTCAACAGGGTCAGTCCAAGGTCCCATATTCACAGATCGCTGGAACCATACTTTATCGTGATTAAGCGCAATTAAAATCCGGCTTCTGTGGTTTTGTGTACCTCCTGTAGCGTTACCGGTCACTATTATCGTCCCATGGGAATATGTAGCAGGTATAGGCAGGTTAGCCGTCACTGATATATTCCAGCGATAGAAGCCGTTTGGTATAGATACGTCTGAAAAATCTGACAACATTAATCCAGCTTCTCCAACACCGAAGTCATTAACTTTCAAGACTCTACCAGCGGTTACATCTGTATTGGAGGTTGTTAGATCCGCAGTAGCAGCACTGCCTAAACCAGTAACTTGACTAGCGGTATGATCGTGTACTTTATCCGCGTTCTCACTATCGGCACGGTTTTTTGTTGCCTCTGCTGCAATCCCTGCAAGCTTAGACTTTTCTTCCGTAGTGTAATCGGACTCTGATAACCCCTTACCAAGCTCTTTATCTACTTTATTATCTAAAGATGTGTCAACCACATTAAAATTACTATTAACTTTATCAAAAGCTGTCTTTACACTATCTCCACCAACTCCATCAGGGGCATTCCCTAAAGTAATAATTTCAGTCATACAGTCACCTTAGCCCAGTCACCAGAAACAATAATATACAACCCACCGTCATAAACAATAATAGCTGGGGAGGAATACTCATAGAAGCTCCCAGTGGCTACCCACTTGGCAACCTTTCCTTTATTAGTACCAGTGTTGATAGCGTAGTATTTACCCTCCTCTGGTGTTACTGGAATATCTCCAATAGATTCCACCACCATACTAATGATTCCATCTACTTCCCTTAAACTCTCATTAACATCACTTGCCACATCAATAGTGTTTTCTGTAACAAAACTAATCCTAGACATATTGTCTCCTTAATTAACAAATACTGTTGACTTTACCCCATCACCCATAATACTATTGGTTTGTAGTACGCTAATCTCACCAGATTGATATGGTACAGTTAGACTTCTTTCGTGTGGTGCTACAATCTTAGTTGAGTCTGGAAGTATTACTTTAAATCCAGAGAAGTAAGACCCCATCTGTACCCTACCACCACCACCAAGTTTACCTACTGGATTCCAACTAATAGTCATGTTAGCACCACTCTTAACCACCTTAACTCTGGCTGGTGCTCGTTCCTTTTGACTTTCCCCAGTTATTGTGAAAGTTTTAGTGTATGGATTGGATGTATCTAAGGATGTTATTCTTAATGTCATCTCCCTACCAACATCATACAAAGGGGTTTCTATAAAGTTTACAGCACCATAATCTAAGAATAACACCCTTGTACCTATAGGATGATTTTTAACAGTGCTTCCTTTCCTACCCCTTAAAAGATGTGTTAAGGCGTAACTACCCTTTTCAAACTCATCAGCATCACCGTAAGAAATAATCTCATCACCAACAATCATATAACCAAACCTATTAAGTTGGTCGGCATTACTCCTATCCAAAACCTCATCATTTTCATCTAGCATTTTTACAGAAAGTGTGTTAGTGACATCTGGATACCAAACTGGGTGTAACCCAAGTGGTGATGTAAGCTCACCCATCATTCCTTCGCTATCTAAAACAAGGGAGTTGGTGAAGTTCCTACCACCATCCATAGAAACCTCAATAAGAACACCATTCCAATTATATGAAGTTCTTTGTGCGGAAATATAAAAACCTAATAGATCATCAGACTCATTAAGGATAGGGGTATTAAATAACTCCACCACGGTGTCACCAATAACCTGATCTGGTGGTTGTGTTGGTTGACCCACTGGCACTCCTTTTACAGTAGTGGATATACTGCTAAGACTGTCAGAGACACATTTGTATTTTTGGTGGTGTAAGTCAATATCCTCCTCAACTATTCTGTACCTAGAACCATTTACTATAATAACATCGGAAACAGTGAGAAATATATACTCTTTAGGTAATGAAAACTCAATCTCATCCTTCATTGATTCTGCTAACAGTTTATGGGCAATAACTATAGTTCTCTTAGCTTGATCTGCATCCATAATCTCCACTGTGGATGTTGTATCATCACTAACACTTCTATTATCAATACTTCTTTCGGATGTTTGTAAGTCTGTATTAAGTCCCCCATCAATATCATAATATTCAATGTGTAGATTAAGTGGGATGTCAATTTCTTTTTCCCTTTTTCGCTTACTACTCCCTCTCTTCCTTTCTTCTATAAACAAATCAGACTGTATTTCTTCCACAACCCCACCACCTTTAGGTATGAAGTGTAACTTACCACTGTGGTCTGATATATCAAACAAGTGGTTTCCAGATAATTCCTTTAGTGTGGCTACAGCACTCTTATCCCCCGCTGAGTATATACCCTTAACAACACCATCTAGTAAACCACAATCATATTGACTTGGGTCTAACCCCACTTTATCACACAAGTCAGCAACCAAGTCACCAAGTCCCCAGTACATTAACTCATCATCAACCCAATTTGTTTCTGTTAAATACTTATACTTACCTTTTGGATTATCTATACTACTCATTACAACCTCCTTATAATTCACCAACCTCCTTATAATTCACCAACCCACTTAGGAGGTTGTAATTGTTTTAGTTGTACGCCAAGTCTCCAGTTATTTAACATACCACATTTAATTATCCCATCTGTAACTCCTGTGGCTACAACATGCTCTGTTAAATATCTTTCCCTCTGCACTCTTTTACATAAAGCACCATCAATAATATCCCCAGCCTCATTTCTTATTGCCTTAACATAGAACAAAACAACGTCACTAATACCACGTTGTAGCTCCCTCTTATCGTCTAATGTTATTCTTGGTGTTATATTATCACCTTGAAACTCTGTTACAGTGTAAGCACTAATAGATGTATCCCACCACCTAAGTTTAACAACACCATTCTGAACGTATGTAAATATAATGTTAGCGTTCTGATCAAATGTAAAACTAAACTCTGTTATGTTTGGTAAATCTAAGTAAACATATTCTGGAGTGTTTGGAGCGCTTAGGTATATCAAACCGTTCCGTAAACTAGCTCTCCATACTTGGTATTGTAAACCCTCACTTGGGTCTTGTAGTGCTACCCCACCATATTCAAAATCTAAATCTTTTTGTACTCTCCCCACCCTACCGCCAACAAAGGTAGTAGGGATTGCTTGAGAGGAAAACACACCATCAGGTAGAGCCATTATTTTCTCCCCCATGAATGACTAAATTGCAGGTGTGGCGACCTATCCACATCTTTTGGTATTGCTGGGGTAAACTGCACTTGCCATGCACCATTACCCATAGCGAACATTAGCGAGCGTATACCCCCTAACTCGTTAAGATTGGAGTTATCGTAGATGTGTGCAAATGTAGATGTTGTACCACTAACAGTTCCAGTGACACCCGACATGGTTAAACGGTTACCACTCGGCTGTTCTGTGATACCACCTATTTCACCATTGTAGACTGTGATTGGTAGGCGCACACCATTATTCTGTGCACTGTTAGCCACCCATTGTGTTCCTACGTTCACCATGCTTGGACGTATGATGTATTCATAATCGCCACCATTAGCCCCTGTTACAGTTAGTACACCCGTGGTATCTGTAATCATCGGATAGTAACGATGCTCATACGTCACTCGCAGTGTCTCATCTGCTAACACTGGTATAGCCTGTGGAGTGCCGCTTGCATTGCGAACTAACGCACGGCTGTACAGTTGCCCAGCATTACTACCCCAGCCAACCGCTAATTCACCAACCATCCCATCTACACTGCCCGATGGAAACGTAAATGTCCTCCTACTGTAAGCATAATATGGCGCTTCAGGTCTAGCACCATTCACCACGTCCGACACAGTGCTGGATTGCGCAATCTTGGCTTGCAGTGACGTGTTGCTAGGCTGCGGCGTTGCTGTGCCACTACCCACGCTGCACACGTTTAAATAGTCACTGTTAACACCCATGCGAAGCAAACCTTGGTCTAAGATTAGATTAGGTATCCAATCCGTAGAGTGCGTGACGTTTTCATTAGCGTCCAGTGTCTCTAGCTTGTAGCGCCCCTCTGATTGAGTGTGCAGGTTAATCATGTGTTGCGCCTCGTTAGTGCTATACGGTGACGGATTTCTAGTCTGAACTCATTTGTTTTAGCGATTGGAGGGTCGAATGTGGCGTATGCGGAGTTGTTAGGGAAGGCTTGGCCAGAAGTACTACTAGCACCTGAGCCACCATCCCCACTTGACCCCACTGACTCCACTTGAGGATTTCCCTGAGATTCTGTGAAAGTGGTTTTGAACTCCCCCACAAAAACACCATCGTTGCTACTGATAAGCTGCGAATTAATGGGTTTTACGCCACCGTTTCCCAATCCACCAGCTCCTGTACTAAGGTTTTGTTTATAACTAACTGTAGTTGTTAGCGGCACATCATCAACTAAATACTCAATCGTATTCGGTTGGGCAACTGTCCACCATTTGCGCCACTCCCACGTCACCGTCAAAACCTCGTCACTTAGAACAGTGATTGTTGTCGGATTTCCCATATCATCACGAACCAATGCCCTCGCCAATACTGAAGTGTTGTTTGCAGAGGTTCCTGTTGACAACTCGCTAATGTTACCTGCCGCCGCACCTCTCGCAAATGTACGCACTCCACGACTCCACCCAAAACCGCCCTCAGCGTCCCATCCGTGCGTGATACCGGAATCCGCTGAGTATGGACTCACAAACGCAATCGGCGCAATCAACCCCGTATCTGTAGGCTGCACTGCTTGACTAGAGCTTCCCACACCGAATGCTCTAAATGCAAGCGGGTAGGGGGAGCTAGCAGTAATCATCCACTCAAAACCCTGATTCAATATCATATTATCCTGCCACGGGTAATCAATCGTGCCTCGCTTGCCCCCACTAATCTGTAGCTTAACGCGCCCTGCTAACTCTGCTCTGTTTTCTAAAATCATCCGCTTGTCCTCGTCATAATAATCTCGTTAACCCATCCTGTGGCGTTCATCTCTTCTGGTTCGACAATGTGGTCACTGTAGCTTGTAGTGCGAGTCATAGTGATGCTATCAACCCAGCCAGTGGCGTTCATCTCCTCAACTCCTGCGTCCATACTGCTATAGCTTGTAGTGCGAGTCATAGTGATGCTATCAACCCATCCTGTGGCGTTCATCTCCTCAACGTCTGACATACTGCTATAGCGTGTAGTGCGAGTCATAGTGATGCTATCAACCCATCCTGTGGCGTTCATCTCCTCAACGGGACTCTGCCTCCACGTACCGCTAGACTGACCACCAATGATTGATACACCCGTAACCATACTGCTAGTCTCGTCCTCTAGTGCATATGGACGTGATGTTAATACAAACCCGTTAGGACGACACACTTCAAATGTGTATTGTGGTATAGCTCCACCAAGGTCTGTGACATCCTCATAATCAATAACCATGTAAGCCAAACCACGGAATGCTGGAACATTACCAACACCTAGTTGAGTCTCTAGGATTGAATCCGGCATCTGATCCCAACTACCTGAATACAGTCTTGCTTTCTGTAGGAATAAGTGGTTATTCTTAGCACCCCACTCACTACCCCTTCTGGCATCATATACAAGTTTGTTGTTGCGCCAGATCCTTCTATAAATAATCCCATCACCACGGCACACACGTATTGCATAATACCTGTAGATGTACTCTACTTTTTGCTTCTTGCTGCCACCCCCACCCTTACCCCCACCGCCACTAACCTTCTCTTTCCTGATAACCCTAATTGGTTGTGATTGATAAATAACATTACCACCAATAGGACGAGATATCCCCCACACCACTGGCTGGGGATTCCCCTCCTCAGAAGTTTGTGCGGATATATCCATTGGTTTTATTTTGTTTAACTTCTGACTACCAAGACCAAATATGCCTTTTACAAAAGAAGTTACTGGTTTGAAGATAGCTGACATTATGTTTCACCGTTTACAAACCATTGCGGTCTATATATGTGACACATTAAGGAAAGCCACCCACTATCAACTCTATGTTCAGTTACTGATATTTGACTATAAGAATGTATCACAGCAAAACCACCTAAAGGGTGGTTGGTTATAATCCCCACGTGTGCTGGAGCTGGTTGCTCAGGCCACTTCATAACAACTATATCACCTTCTCTCATTTCTTTTAGTGGTAGTTTTTCACCGAAATGTTCAGTAAGATGGGTGTCTAAACCATCCTTCCAAGGCTCTCTGCCATAATTCTTATGGTCTCTTATTGTAATACCACCAGCTTTAAAAGCTACAATGACCAAACCAATACAATCTACAGCCCAAGGTTTACGTCCTTGGTGTCTCCATTTTGCACCAATCATTCCCCTTGCGCTTTCTAACATTTTATTTATATCAACATATTCTGTTGTGCTATTCTTCAATGTCTGCTCCACCTTGCACACCTCCCGTTAATTGAGCGTTTGGTGTAGCACCCTCTAACCCATCCGCAACTGGTATATTAGGTTCACCATTATAATTTATATAGTTGTTATACTTCTTACACTCATTAGGAATCTTTCCACAGTCATGCCTTATCTCAAAGGTGTCTCCAACCTTTACTTCAAAGTTTGTTTTCTCAATTAGGACGATAGTTCCTGAGATATTAGAGTATGCTTCCACTTGATATAATCTCTTAGACTTGTTTTCTCCAGATGTGAACCTAACTCTACCAACAACCATTTCTTCATCTATAGGTGTGGATGAATCAGCAAAGATTAGGTAGGGGTCTTCGCCAATACCCGTGACAACACCAGATTTCCACATTCCTGTAGTATCTACACCACAACCTCTTATAGAGTCTCTCACTGTACCGAATATAGCCCTACATCTAATACTATCCAACACTCCAATACTCTCTTGTAATTGTGTTGAGTAAGACAACAACTCTATAGTCATAAACAAACCATCTGTTGTACTTACAGAACCAACATACCCCTCATCAAGGAGTAATCTCTCTGAAGTGTAAAAATAATTAACTTCGTATAAGCTCCACCTAGAGTTGTCGAACAACCCATTCACAACACTTTCATACGATAATTCTTGCCTTTGTAAAGATAAAAGAACAATAGCTTCTGAGTTATCAACGGAGAGATCATCTTGTTTTGCTATAATCTTAGTGTCCATACCATTTTGACTGTAATATTTAACACCATCTACAACTACATCACTCACACCACCAGAGAAACCCAAAACCCTACCATCTTCTAAAGTGACTTTTAATATCCTACATAATGTTGTTGATTTCTGTTTTATATGTTTGGAGTATTCACTAGGAAGTCTTCTCATTCTCTCACCTCAACCAAATCAACATCCGTAGATAAGTAGAAATCTTTACCTTTGGTTGTAATTGGATCTAGCTCAATGACATCGCTTTCAAACCTCACTGGCACATCAAACTCACCATTCCACGTAAGCCTTCCTACTTTCTGAATATTAACAGCAACAATACCAGTCATATCATCTACCGATATAGTGTTCTGAACAACACCGTCCACCATTAGTTGCACTGTATTTACTATAGGTTTTGTTATAAACCTTTGCAAAGTGTTACCCCCAAACTTATAGTTCTTCACAAGCTGAAACGTCTGTACACCAACCTCTGTTGTGTTTACAATAAACTCATCTTTTGCAATGTAGTCTGTCCAATCCTTAAACCTAAAAGCAATAGCACTCCCCATTGAAGCCATGAAAGCATCCCTAACTCTCCAATGATCCTCTGGAGCTAAAGCATCATACACAATACTGTATCTACCTAACGGCATACTCCAATCTGCATTACGTCTTTCACTCCCATTATTCAGCGTCTTGATAGTTGTCTTGAACTCTTGACCAAAAGCACTACCGTAGGCCACTTTATCTAATAACCTTGTATTGTTAAACATACACCCATCTCCTAATTAAAACAGGTGTATGTGTTACACCCTTATTGTTTATGTTATCTATTAAATCTAGCCTCAGCCCTTCTTTGTCTTGAGTATGTTTCATAAGATATTTGATTAGCTGTTCTGTTATCGACCTCACCACTAACATTAATGACTTGGTTTACATTAGTTGTGCGACCTCCCCTAACACTACCACCCCCACCACCTTGTTGAAAGTCTCCTCCAGACCTTAATCTCTCAAGATTGCCAACACCAATCCTTGCTGTTGCAGCAGCATCAAAGACATACTCTTGACCATGAACCACGCCAGCAACATCATTAACGCCCATGCTCCCAGTATAACCACCAGTTTTAAAGCCTCCGAAAGCAGCCATTGCCGCAACAACCGCTGCAAGACCTACAGCAGCAGCCGCACCAAAGCTACCAATAGAAGCGGCAATAGCTGCAGGAGACCAAGCGGCAGCAGTGGTTGCACCAGCCGTAGCTTGAACACCAGCGTTCGCTAGTGTCTGAGTCTTAGCCATTGTTGCGGTTGTTGCCATCTCCGTCCTCTTAACAGCCGCTACAGTCCTTATCCCAAGTATTTCAGCAGCAGCGTTTATACTGTACTGAACAGCCATCTCTACAAGAGACTTAATAAGTTGATTGCGTATCGTTTCGCCAAGTTTATACATGCTATCGCTAAGGTTTTCGCCACTTATTATTGCATTAGATATTGAGTCACTGATACCCTCAGAAAGAGTTGTCAGAAGATCTTCAGTCATATCTCTCATTGTGGTGTACAAATCCTCTTGGTTTTCTAAGAAGGTTTCAAAACCACTCTGCATTCCAGCCAACCAATCACCTTGCAACTCATCCTCAACTTCGTAGTATTCCTCAAGCATCCCCCTACGCTTGCCATAGTAATCATCTAAAGCAGCAAGTTTGTCGTCATACTCCTTTTCATCATAACTACCATCTTCTCTGGCTAGAGACCTTGCATTCTCAATATCCCTACGTGCCTTAGCTTCTTCTTTGAGCAGTTCATTTCTCTCTTTGATTCTGCCAGCCTCTTTGTCACCAACACCAAAACCTTCCCTTGCAGTGTCCCCACCTTTACTTGTTATTAAGCTCTCTTGCAATCCTTGCTTAAACTTCTCTAGCTCAACTTCCCTTTGCTTAATCTTTATTCTTTTCTCAAGTTCTGTGTTCTCTCCTTGAGCTAACAAAAGGGATTCTTTGTTATTAAGAAGGCTTTGTTCGTCTAATGTTAAAGACCTTGTTTTAGATGCTTCTTCTATATTAAAAATATCTTGTCTTAACTTAGCAAGGTTCTTAGCCTCAGTACCCATACCTCTACCATAGAGAAGCTGTTCTTGCAATACAGCATTTTGTGACTCTAATGTCTTTAACATCTTTTGGGCTTGAGTTAATACAACAGGTTTTGTAGTTTCTTTGTTTACTTTCTTTGAGGCATCGTATTGCTCTTGAAGTAGTGCAACCTCTTCATATTTTCCGAGGATGATTTCTTTGTTTGCATAAGCTCTTGCCTCTTCTGCACTGGCAACCCCAGCAATCAACTTCTCACCTATCTGAGCAAACATTTCCTCTTGTCTTATGTACTCCAACCTTGCAGAACTAATCTTACCATTTACAGAGTATTGCTCTTTAGCCATCTTTAAGGCTCTTTCACTCTGTTCAATAAGTTTGTTGTCTAAAGAGTTTTCTCTTAAGTCATAAAGCTGTCTTTCATAATGAACCCTCAACTGAATCGCTTTATTTAAATCTTCTGTCCTACCTTGATCAGACTCTTCAATAGCCTTAATTTGCTCATTGGTTTTTCTTAAGGCTTCCTCAAGCTCAAAAGCTGGGTCTTTGATACGATCAAAAGCAACACTAAGACCAGCCGTAATTTTACTGTAATCGGCAGAGGCAATCCTATCAGCCTCATTTGCCAAGGATCTTAATCCCTCCTCGGTTGCTTCTAATTCGGATCGCAGTGAAGCTAAAAGAGCATCAAAAGATATGAAAGATGGGTGTAAGTTGGTCATTGTATCTGGAAGTTTTCCGAGAGTGTTATCAAGAAGCTTTACTTGTAACTCTAAATCCTTTTTCTTTCTCTCTAAAAACTCAACTTGGTCGGAGGTGTTAGCAAATTGTGCAGTACCGTTCTTTAAAGTGTTGAACAGCTTAGCAGCACCCTCTGAGATGTTGTTATACATTGCTGAAATACCCGTAGAGGAGGCTCTAGCAATATTAGCCCTATCAGTCATTGCGTCAGCTAATGCCTTTTCATAGATAGCTGTCTCTTTTAACCTATCTCCACTAGCCCTTGCCTCCTCAGCAGACTCCCGTATAGCTAAGGTTAGGAAACTATACTTCATTTGCATCTCGTCTAAGCCAGAAGCAGTGTCAAGCTTTGAGAAGTCTCCAAGAATGTCATCTACACTTCCACCAGTTGCGTCACGCCACTTAAGTGTTGCGAGTGTCACTGCCTCTATATTATCCTTGTGTACCTTAGTGGTTGTTGCAACCTTCCCAATGACCTCAGCAGCCTTACCAACAGTACCATAGGACTCAGATATTCTTCTTGCTCCACCTACCAACTCCCCAACTGTTGCCTTAGTTGCAGAACCAGATAGAATCAAACTCTTCCTAAGATTCTCAATATCAGAATGAGCAGAATACGCTACATAAGCCAAAGCACCAATACCAGCTATAGCTAAGTTCAGTGGAGTAATCAACCCTAGTACATAAGCACCCATAGACTTGAATGCTGGTACAATACCACCAAACATATCCTTAATCTGACCACCTTGCTGTAATAACACAGTGAGTGGCTTCTGACCACCTTGTAAGCTAACTACAACGTCAGTAAATTGTGCTGGTAGGCCACGCATTGCGAAAGCCATCTCCTTTGCAGTCTTACCAGTTGTAGCTCCAAGTGTGTCTAGCTGTTTTCTACTTTTGTGTATAGAGTCCTCCAACCTTTCTAACTCCAACACACTAGCTACACCACCACCACCTTGAGACTTTAACTTACTTATCTTATCTAGTTGAGCATCAAGTTTGTCATAGGCTGCTGAAACAGGGTCAATGCTGGCTTTAAGTTTAGCAAACTCATCTGCTTGCTTTTTAGACTCTTCTGCTGATTTCCTTGTTGCTTCTGCATCCTTCTTCTTGTCATCGAGGAGACCCTTGTAACCTAACTGCAACCCCCTAAGCTCAGCAATCTCTTCATCTTTCTTTAAAGATGCTTTACGCTGTTCAGCCATTTGCTTTTCATGAGCAGCAAGTTGTGAATTGACAGCTTGTAAGTTTCTACTTGCTTCGATATTCTTTTGAATATCTTCTCTCGTTTGTCTTGCTGATTCTGCCTCAGCAGCCTTAGCCTCCCGCTTAATCTGTGCGGCACTTTTAAAAGCAGCGGCTTCCTCTTTAGAGGCATTGATAGATGCTTGTAAGCTCCTAACATACTCGGAGTTATCTGCTGTTAAACCCTTCTGTTCAGCTCTGTAAAGAAGTTTCTCTTGACGGGACATACCCATCGTCTCTACTTCCTCTTTCAGCTTAGCATTCATTCTATCTGTAGCGTTAGTGGACTTAGTTTGAGCATCAACTGTTGCTTTCTGTTGCTCAACATATTGCTTTTGTGTAGAAACTAGGTCTGACATACTTGTAGATAATGGAGCAATACTCTTACCAAAACTATCAACACTACCACCAAAAGACAGTACGCTACTAGCTCCTTGGTTTAAGTTCTCCACCATCTTTGTCAATCTTGTTGTTAAGGTGTCTACGTCATTAGAAAACTTATCAACACTTTCACCTGAACTATTAACCCCTTTGCTAATCCTCTCACTGCTAGACTCAACATTAGATGCAGATACTCCAAACTCATCTAATACTTTCTTTGCATGTTCTAGTTGAGAGCTATCAACTATGAGTTTTAGTTCTGCTAATGTAGCCATACTTAATCCCTCTTTTTATTATTGTCAGAGTTAAGAAGTGTTATAGCACGAGCCTCCATTATTCTAATATCGTGCATAACTTCTTTCTGATCTTCTTTGGAAATATCAAACATTTCAAATGCAAGTGGCATTACATTATAGTCTAAACCAACGACACCCCCACTGGCTGTTCTCCATTGTGTACCTAGAAACTCAAAGGTGAGGAAAGATTGCCAGTTGTCTGGAAGTATGTATACTGTATTAGTCTCCTCCATATCTTCCTCTGTAAGACCAAACATGCTAAGAGCAACTGCATCCATTGTCTTTTCATACAGTCCGGTGGAGATGTCTTTTAGTTTCCCAGTTTAGATTCTACATACGCCTTTTGATAAACATCTGTAATAGCTTTTACAATGTTAATACTAATATTTACCAACCCTTCAATATTCTCATCATTGAACTCATCCTCAATATTCCACCCACAAACAATGTCCTTAATCTGCATCACTTGTAGTTTCATTTCTTGATCTGTGAGTTCAGCTAATGTCACATCTTCAAATGTTAGCTTCTTAGCTTCATCACTCCACTTGTCGTACATTGCAGCCAACTCTTTACGTGTTAAGTACTTAAACTCAAACTCTGTTTCAACACCTTCACCACCAACAACAGGAATAACCACTTTAGCTTTAAATGTTGGGTTTTGCTTAATCTTAAACTTCTTTGACATATTCACCTCTTAATTGAATCCAATAAAAAAGCCCCCATCCCAACTTAATGAGTGGAGGCTAAAGTCTCCGTAATATAACACCAGTATATTTAGAGATGTTGTTTTAATACAACTTATTATTATACTTGCACAACCCTTCTTATGGAGCTGGCTTATTGTAACGTGAAATACGACCTTGCATTGCTAAAGTGATTACACGTTCCATCAAACTGTTTACGTTCAATGTTGGCGTTGCTGTAATACTTGGTACAGCAGGGTATAGAATACTATCACCATTAACCAAGTTTAGACGGAACACTTGAATCTCACGGCTCTCGTCATAAGCCTCAAGCACTTTAACGAAGGGTTGGTCAGGGTCATCAGCTACGTTGATAGTCATACTAGATGCAGACTTGTTAGTAGGCAGTTGACGCTCATCATCATCTTCTAGGAATTGGAATGTGTAGAACTGTTGCTCACCACC